AACCCTGGACCCACTGATTAAGAGTCAGTTGCTCTACCAACTGAGCTAAGAGTGCATCTTGTCGTCTGGAGGTTCCTGGCGGATTGAAAACAACATTATAAGTCAGTCCCTTACAGAATATTTTTACTACATTTTTACTACATTGATTCTTAAAATCTGTTGATAAAAGATCTATATTGACGTGTTAATCAGCTTTGAAATAATAAGATTCTATATATTTAAGTTGGCAAAACCGATTAAACACATCATATCTTATTTAAGACCCATTTCTCAGCCCTATTTTTACTACAATTTTTACTACAAATTACTAATCTGCTAATTCAGAGTCGTTTAACACAATATTCTGTTGATGTAGTAGCAATTGTATCATTCTCTCTTTTTCTTTCAGCAGAATCTTCAGATGCTCTATCTCTCTTTGCTGATCATTATAGCTCATTGTGATGGCATTCCCATTTCCATTAATACCATTTATCGTATTTCCAGAAGACAAATCCATCCCCTTTTCGATTGTATTAGTAGAATTTGGTTGTTTGTAATCACGTTCAAAGAAATAGTCCATCGGCACCTGAAAAAAATCTGCGATTCTTTCAAGTTTAATGCATCCTATTTCAGCTCCTTTTTCTGTTGTCCTATTCAGAGTAGTTGCTGAAATATTCACTTTTTCGCAAAAATCGACCTTTTTAATTCTGCGTTCTTCTAATAATTCGTTTATTCTTTGCGGTTTAAACATAACGTATAAGTTTAATAACGTCTTAAATTGTTTGGAATAAGTTTAAATAAACACTTATACGCAAAATAATAAAGCGTATTGTTTATTTATTAGAACTTATTGTTTATGTTTGCAGTATAAATTTAAGACTAAAAATTAAACTAACAATGAAGAAAACAACTGAAATTTCAAAAATGGTATCTATAAACCATACGAAAACGCAATGTTCACCAAAGGAATTGTTTGAATCTTCTACCGATGAACAAAAAGTAAGATTTCGTGATGCTTATTTGTTATCAACAGGAATGAGCTATTCCACATTCTATTACAAGGTTCGTAATAATTCGTTTCGTCCCCTCGAAGAGAAAGCCTTTTACGATGTTTTATCCAATTATCCATTGTGTTGATATGCTACTACGTAACATTGAATTTTATAACACACCTTCGGGTGAGGTGGTTATATCAGAAGCACATAAGCCAATCCGAGTGCTTGAAGAATCAGATACAGAGCTTATCAATGAACTACTTGATATCATAAGAGACAGATTCCCCTTAGCCTATAAAAGACTGAGTGAAAATTATACCAGAAGCGAAAAAAATATAGTCCACTACAATTTTCGAATGGCCAAAAGATTTTTACGATGCAATATGGGTGAGTACGACCAAAACCATTTGGATATAGATTAGAATGGCATTTTTCATTTTGAGGAAGTAAGATGTCCATTAAGAGGTGAATGTCGCGATGAATGCATCATTTGTAAGCCGGAAATGAATACTAATCTGACACTACGAGAAATGGATGTATTTCGTCTAATCGTTGAGAATTACCAAATGGACAATATTGCAGATGAGCTTCACATATCAATCGCAACTGTAAACCGTCACCGAGAAAATATAAAAGCAAAACTGGGATTACGCTCAGTCAAGGAAATGATAACATACTGGTATAATAATCACTTAAAATAAATGCCATGCATAAAATTGATGTATTCGAAAAGGCTGCATTATTATGCGGCTACCAACTAATATATGTAAAATATGGTAATCACAGACATGTCCTTTTTGCCGAAGGGTATATTCCCAACATTGAAGGACGGTTTTTCTGGAATTCTTGCGGATTATGCTACAGAAAGAAAAGCAGAAAGCGTATGGAAATATATGATTTGCCGATTCAGACAGCTATAGAACTTTTGAATTTGGAGGAGTTTAACAATGTATGCGGATCATGATTCAAAGGGAAAAGTTTCAATTATGGAATTGAATCCCAATGAAGTCTATGTTTTGACTGAAGCTTTAGTCAGATATGCTACCAATCCAGACATAATATCTGCCAACAGAACACTTGCCAAGAAAATAGCATATACAATTCCTAATATCAATCTAAAAAGTATAGACTATGATAATGAAATTCAACATGAATAAGAGACTTGTGATATTTGTATTAGATGAAATTAATGACAAGAACCTTCCGATTAACTGCACCGTCGGTAAAACTTCAAAAGAATCATCCGAGTACATGACAGATGTAACATTCAGTTTTGACGACGAAGTAGAACTTATTTTCAATGACCTATTATGTAGGTGCATAAACGAAAAGTTTCTTTGATATGACAGATTTTATACAATACAGATTACCGGATGATGACAATGGAGAATGGGCCCTGGAAAAAATAAGAGAAATGGGACTCGATGCTTTTACAGAACTGGAGGAAAAAGTTGCTTTAGCTTTAGATAAACTAAAGCCTGGTAAATTTTACGACATGGTAGATTTGGAGGAAGATAAGCGTGAAATATTTATCAGGTTGTCATGCCTGTATATTCAAAATCATCCTGAAGTTGTGTTTAGTAATGATTATTCCAGAATTGAAAAAATGAAATTGTGATGAATAAAGGAAGTTGGAAACCCGAAGAAATTAAATTTCTTAAAGACAATATAGGCAGGTTAACGCTAGCAGATTTAGCTGAAAGGTTGGGTAAATCAGAACTGGCAGTAAAATTATATATGCATCGCCATAGGATGACCATTGGCCCTGTAGTAAAAAGAAACCTTTTACAGGAGCTACTAAAGATAAAGTTTGGAAACCCTAAATACTTTCAACCGACAAGGGAATTCTATGCCGACATAGGAATTACACAGAGACGTTTTTGGGATTTATTCCATGGACGAAAGCAAATCACGAACGACGAATACTTAAAGTTTGCAAAACATTTTAATGTCAGTTTAGAGGAAGCATTTGAAGCACGCCAATTAAATCTATTTCAAGAATGAATTTTCAAGATGCAATAAAATACATAAAGGATTCCGTTAATATACAAGATGTAATTTCGGAATTTGTTAATCTGAAGAAAAGAGGAGTCAACTATACAGGCTTATGCCCTTTTCATAATGACAGGCATTCTTCTTTTTCTGTAAGTCCGACAAAACAAATTTATAAATGTTTTGCTTGTGGAAAAACAGGGGATGTATACCAATTTCTTATTGATCATGAAAATATGACTTTTCCTGAAGCTGTTCAATGGTGTGCAAAACGCCTTGGTATAACTATTGAAAATGATAGTGGATCTACACCAGAACAGATTCAAGCAAGGAAACACAAAGAGAGTCTTCAAGTTGTGATGCGAGCTTCCTGCCATTTTTATCAGAACAATCTTCAGCATGCAGCAAGCTACTTACAGGATCGAGGATATTATATTGATGATGACATTCTTAAAACCTACAAGGTGGGTTATGCACCTCATGGAAATCTCTTATTTAAGGATTTATCCCAAAAAGGTTACAGTCAGGAACTGATGCAGGAAGTCAATTTGACCGCTATAGGTCAGTATGGTCCGTATGATATTTTTCAAGGACGCATTATGTTTCCGTTCCTAGATAATCAAGGAAACGTGGTCGGATATACCGGCAGAATACTTCAGTCAAAGGATGGTGTAGCCAAATATTCTAATACAAAAGACACACCTCTATTTAACAAAGGTTCGTATTTGTTTGGCCTGTTCCAAGCACGTCAGTCCATCGGTCAAATGGGATTTGCCTACCTAGTAGAAGGTCAGTTCGATGTCATGTCACTTGCTGCAGCAGGAGTCACCAATGCTGTAGCATCCTCAGGAACTGCACTAACGGAAAATCAGGTTAAGCTTTTGTCAAGATATACCCGTGAAGTAGTTCTGAACTATGATGGTGATGCAGCTGGCCAGAAGGCTTGCAGAAAGACTGCAGCCATGATGCTCAAGTTTGGCCTTGAAGTTAAAAGTATAATGTTGCCACAAGGTAAGGATCCGGATGATATCGCAAAAGAAAAAGGCAGCGAAACCGCTATGTTCCTCAAGAATAACACCAAGGATATTGTATCATATTTGTGCCTTCAGATATCAAAGGAAGAGTTGAATGATCCGGCTGTGAAGGAGCAGCATCTTAATGACCTGTGTGATATCGTTTCCAATTGCGGTTCGGCCACATTAAGGCATTCCTATGCACAGATAATATCTAAGCGTCTTTCCATACCTTCAGATATGGTTCTTTCCAGGATAAAATCCTTTTTGGCCAAAAAGCCGGAACAGACTGCACAGGATGACCTTAAGCCTGGATTATATGGCCTTGATGTACTTCCCCAGGGAGAGACAGGCAGCGTTCACATTACCTGCGACTGGAATGAGTTCCTCGAAGGATATGGTGAGGATATGCGGCTGTATATACACGAGAAACTGTCTATGCAGGATATTCAGGAAATAAGAAGGAAATGCACTCTTCTGGACGTTGATTATTCAGACCTCAGCATCCAGAAGGATGGTCGTGAATCAATCCTGCTTTCAGCCATGGCAGAATGCTTTAAGAATGGCATTACAGAGATTTCAGTAAATTATACTGCAGATAACCAGTCCATGGACAGTATTCCGGATGAATCGGATAATGAAGACAACTATATCAATCGAGAGTACCGGGATGAAGTTTGGACATTTATTAATACATACGTTTATAAGTATCATCTGTTTCTACGTGATGTAAATCCATACGATCATACCCCATATATCCAGCGATGTGCAGAACTGATTGCTTGTGCCGATGACTCTGTCCGGATTATCAATTACTCCAAGTATCAAGGATGGTTAAGTCTGACCAAACAGCAGCTTAATGAAATTTTAAAGCCTTTTCTGGCCAAGAGGAAGTCACGCATGGCCATCAACGCACAACGTGATGATGATGACATATATTATGACCCTGACCAGTTGCCGGACTATGTTGAAAATGAACCAAAATATCAGCAGATGTACCAGCAGTGTAAGTTCTATCCGAAACTTAATCATGATGGTATTCCTGTGTGTTATATCTTTAAGAATGGAAACGATAAGGGGCACACCATGGTGGGCGATTTCTTTATGGAGCCTCTCTTGCATATTCAGTCTGACATTGATGAGGACAATAAACGAGTAGTAAAGATAAACAGAAGATATTATAAACAGCCGATTTATCTTGAGGTCCAGTCAAAAGCTTTTTTGAAAAAGTCAACCATCGAGGAACGGTTAATTATGCTGGAGGCCGTAAACTTTACTGACGGTGAGGAAAAGCACTGGACAAAAATCCGGGAATGGATGTCCCGTAATTTTGTCACCTGCAAGGAAATCAAAATCTATGGTAACCAGCAGACCGATGGATTCTCAAAGAAAGAAGACAATATGTTCTTTGCTTTTGCAAATGGCATATACCATCAGGTGGATGGTGAATGGCGATTCGATGCGGTCAATGAATTAGGAGTGGTTACTCATAACAAGAAGAATTATTATCTTCCGGCATTCTCCACTATTTATGCCGGAAGTGATAATCAGGATAAATACGAGCTTGTATCAACGTTGTATTATAAGGAGCTTCCGCCAGAGCAGCAGTGTTCCTTTGAAAAGTGGGCCGATTTGATGAATAGGGTATATAGGATGAACAACAATGGGAAGTGGGCAATTCTTTATGCTGTGATGTGTGCCTTTCGTATCAATATCCATTGCCAGGATCGTTTGTTTACTGCTCCATTCTTTATGGGACCTATGTCTTCCGGTAAGACTCAGATTGCGATATCCATAAGGAGTCTGTTCATATCGCCAAAGGTGCCTATTTTCAACCTCAATATCGGTACGGATGCAGCCATGAGTACCTTGATGTCCACCTTCCGAGATGTTCCGGTAGTCCTCGATGAGTATAATAACAAGGATATCTCCGATGTAAAGTTTCAGGCATTGAAAGGTATTGTATATGACGGTGATGGTAAGCAGAAGCGAAGAGGTACTTCCGGCAAGGAGATTGAAAACGAAAAGGTCTATACACCTGTCGTAATTTGCGGACAGGAAACACCACAGCGAGATGACAATGCATTGATGTCGCGTATCATTGTCTGTGAAGTTCCTAAGCCGGCTAAGGCTAGAACGCAGGAGGAGCTCGACTTATTTGCAGAACTTAAGGATATCGAGGAACGCGGACTTTCCAATGTCCTGCTTGAAATACTGAAGCTCCGTTCGACTGTAATGGATAGATTCAGACTTTTGAAACAGGAATGCTACAAGGAACTCAAGTCCAGGATGAGCAGCACCGGAGAAGTTGACCGTCTCATGAAGACTGCATCATTATTCCTGGCCACATGCAAGCTGCTGACGGAATATTCAGATTTAAAGCTTCCGTTTACCTATGAAGAATTCTTCGAGATAGCTTTTGCCAAAATCAACTTCCAGATTGAGCTTATAAGTAAGACTGACAAATTGGCCACATTCTTCAAGGCAATGGACGTGATGATTGATACCAAAGCAATCATAGAAGGCCGTGATTATGATATTGTGGAGCAAGCCAAGGTTACAATCAAGTCCCCTGGTGGTGAAAGAAGTGAGGTACAACTTCCTGCAGGAACCAAAGTATTATATCTCCGAATGGGAGCAATATACACCCAGTATGCACGAAGTTCTTACAACAAGGAAGAATCGACCCAGTCCACCATCGAGCAGAACCTTCGTTCTAATCCAGCATATATTGGTCTTGTTAACTCACGACGTTTCAAATGGTATACCACAATTGAAGTTCCCCGTGGTGGTTTGGAAGAAGATACATCCGGAACCGGAGTACAGGTAGACAATACCATGGTCAAGAAAGTAGAACGTCAGGAAGCCATATCAAGTTGTATTGCCATTAACTACGATATGTTCCGTCAGATATACGATATTGACTTGCAACGTAAACCTGAAGAATCGGAAGACTCAAAACATGAATCAAACAAAGAAGATTTACCGTTTTAATAACCATATAAAATAAAAGATTATTATGACAAATAAAATTAATCTGAATAAATTAAGAGATAAAGCCTACCAGTGTGCTAAAGAACATGGCTGGCATGAAAGTGAGAAGAGTAATGAACACTGGTTTTGCCTGGTGATTTCTGAACTTATGGAAGCAGTGGAAGCTGATAGAATGGGAAGGCATGCCAACGTGGAGAGATATAAGACTATTACAGAGAATAGCCTTATATGTAAAGGACTCAACACCATGATACCGAAGGAGAAGGGTTTTATAGCAGCCTATGAAGAAACGATTAAAAATAGCGTTGAGGAAGAGCTTGCAGATGCCTGTATTAGGTTATTAGATTTTGCCGGATTGGATAACTATGATTTTGATGATTATGATTTTGATGATCGATTGAAAGTAGATTACTTATCTAAGTCGTTTACTGAGTCTATATATATAATAGTACATTGCGTTATGAACTGGGGTATATGTGATGTATTGAATGAAATTTTCTCTTTCTGTTGGTCAAGAGGCATCAATATCATGTGGCACATCGAGCAGAAGATGAAGTATAATGAATTGCGACCATACAAGCATGGCAAACTATACTGAATACTTCAGCAAAACATTTTAAAGAATACACACTAAATAATTAGTAAGAACATTTTTAATGAAGGTGGATGGCGAAAAAAAATCGTTACATCCACCTTTCTTTGTCTAGATATCAATCCCCCGGACCCCCTGAAATTAAAAGGACAAACAAATAGACACGTAGTTTTGAAATAAAAACTTTTCAAAAAGGCCGACCTACTGACCTACAGTCCTACAACATAGAAATATTTCAAAACAAATAAGCTACATAACTCTTTGTATGATAGATATATATATAATTTTCTAATAAGATAATATATATAACCTACATAGTGTAGGCCAGTAGGTCAGTGTAGGTTTTGTATGTCGAAGCTGTTTTTTATAGGTCGGTAGGTTAAGTATTGCTCCGACCTACAAAAATGTCTGAAAATAGCGATTGTAGGTTGTGTAGGACGGTGACCTACAAGAAAAAACATAACGTATTGTTTTTATAGTAGCTTGAAAATCATTACTTTTACGTTATAATATAAACAATTGTAGGACTGTAGGTCGGTATGATGCAAAAAATAAGAAAAACCATATAAAATAGAAAAACCTATGATTACAACAAAGATTACCATCACACCTTATTTAGCCGAATATATTATCGGAAAATACAACCATTGTAACAAAGGAGAAGTCAAAATCCCTGACACAACAGATCTGTATCACGTTATATGGGAATATATGTCAAGACGTCCGGAAAATGTTTCTGTTGTGGATACCGGTAATCTTATTATTGCCTTACCCGATAGGAGGATAGGCAAAGATCCCGCTGTCTTTAATTATCTTTCCGTTCGTGCTGTTAAAGCCATCGAACTTCATATCAAGAATATGTTTAACCAAGAGCTTCATTCAGAGCTTATGGACAATGACCGTAAAGGACATTTCCTAGATAATATAGACGTTGTACATAAGTTTTTATGTACCTATGGTATAGAATCTATATCTGAGGATGCTCTGCTGAAAAATTACTACAGATACCGGGAGGCTTTGCGACAACGAAAGAAAAGGAAGGAGCGTAAAGAGAAACTCAGTATATCTAATTAATGTTAAAAACATAACAGAAAATAATCTACCAACTGTATAATTTTGTCCGATTTTGTGAGTAAAAAAGTACAGTACACATAGAACAATCTTATTATCAGCATATTAAAACAAAGATGAAAGAACTATCCGTTAGGATCCAAGTGCATCCCGTCAAATCCATGCGCAAGGAATCATACCAGTTTATGACAAGTGACTATTTCACTTTTGCACCTACGCTATCCACATCAACTGCCGGTCCTGTCTATGTCTGCGATTTAGAAATTAATATTGATAAGCCGATGCCCGATGACATGATTGATTTCTCTATATTTCGTTCATGTATCGTCAATTTTACGGATTCTGCCGGGAATCCAATTAAAATCGGTACGGAAGAGATTCCGGCTAAAGTAATTATTTCCCCGAATTTGAATACTGCACTGTTCAAAATACAATGCAGCATGCTGTCTTCACCTCTTATATAGTCCTTTCTCAGTGCTGTGTATGTCTATATCTTCGCTGAAAAGATAAGACATGAATGATGCACTTAAATACTTGAGGCAACTCTTGATTACCCGACAAGGACTCCTGATTACAGCAGAGGCATACGCTTCTGCTGTAATGGATGTTTTTCCGATAAATCCGGTTTCGGAGATTACATTACCCCAAATGTATATAGAGAGTTGCCGGAAGGCACTTTCTTTAATTCAGGTAGAGTATCCTGATTTTAATATTACAACAGACTTTTCTTCAAATGAGCTTGCTTCATCCAGCATTGCTTACCATAGGATTTTTGGGTTTATCACATCATCCAGCCGATATTACTTCAGTAGCAAACAATTTGAAAAAGACTTGTTAGCTGCTGAAGCTAATCCGGCTATATCCTGCCACCTTTTCCACATTAATTCTGGAGGTGGAGAAGCATGGTATATTGACCGTCTCTCGGAAACCATTTCTTCTCTCAAAAAACCTACAGTTACTTTATTTGAAATGGCTGGTGGATCTGCTGCCTATTATATAGGTTGCCAGGCTAAACATGTATTCTGTCTTACCGACAACGATTTGATTGGTTGTATCGGTACCATGATTGATTTCTATGACTGGGATTCATATTTTGAGAAACTGGGACTGAAAAGAATTACAGTACGTGCAAGTAATTCAGATTTGAAAAATAAAGAATACGATGATTTACTGGCTGGTAAGAACGAAGATTATAAAAAGAAGTTTCTTAATCCGATGAATGCTAGTTTTCTTCAAACTGTCAGACAATACCGGAAACAACTTAAGAATGCATCAGATGATGAACCGGCTTTACGAGGTGAAACCTTCCTTTCTCAGACTGCGATTGAAAAAGGATTAGTTGATTCCAAGAAATCTTTTCTTGAAACTTTGCAATACGCAAAGGAACTGGCTACCAAATGGGATACTCAAGTCGCCACCAGAAAAAAAGCTCTCAATATTTTTAATTCTTAATTTAACTGCGTATGAATTTAAAAGAAAAACTTACACATGTCTTTAGCTTATTGGGACTTACCCAAAAGGCCAAGGACCAGAGTCTTTCCGACGACGAATGGAAAGCTGTAGTAAATCGTTTCCAGCAAGAATATAAGGTTACCCTACAGGAAGCGATGGCAGAAGAGAATAATCATTCTCAGGCACCTTCAATTTCCCAGGAAGAAATTACTGCAGCATATAATATGGTTAAAGATATTGTTGCCGAACAGACTTCTCAAGAAACTTCCGATGAAAAAAACAACGAAGAAGATGAAACTGCACAGACCGCCCAGGAAGAAAACATTCCTTCTATGTCTCAAGTACTGTATATGTTGGGCAAAGTGGCAAACAATGTAAAAACCATGTCACATCGTGCAGCCCCAGACAAGCCCTTGGCTGAAACAGCTCCATTGACTATTCATGGCTACAACGGTCCAGCTGACCAGAATAAGTTCCTTTTCGGAATTGAAAATTCTATGTTCTCAATGGATAACCGTTGGAACAAGATTGCCGCTCAACCATCCTATGCCGCAGCTAATCCCGTAGATGAAGAAACTGACGGACCAGCATTCCGTAAGGCCGTTCTTGAGTATTCACGTTCTTTGAAGCAGCGTTTCAACTATCTTCACCAGAACAACTACCTTAACCAGGTGCAGGCTCTCTCTGAAGGTAAGTTCGCAACAGACTATTCAGGTGTAAAATCAGTTCCGGGTGGTAACAACTTCATCGTTCTACGCCAAGATGCTCTTATCGCACGTGTGCTGATGAAACGTGATGTCACTCAGTATTTCCCTGTTCGATATGGTATCCAGGACTCCGACCTCGTATTTAATGCTTACTTCTCAGAAGTTTCTCAGGCATATCAGCCGGGAGAAGTTTGGAAAGGTGGAGCCGAAATCCAGCCGGAACGCGGATATGTGGACGATGCGATGATTAAGCTCTCATTCGGTCAGATGAAGGAGCTTGAACGCATGTACATAGCGTATCTCAACAAAGAAGGTTCTGATCCTATCAAGTGGAGCATGATTGAGTTCTTCATTTTGAATACACTGGAAACTGCACAAGTGGAACAGAATAAACGCAGAATCCGTGGTATGTATGTCAAGCCGGAATCAGGAAAACCCGGTTCTTATCTCAATACCGGTACAGGTATCCTCTATACTCTTGTTCGTTACTCGCATGAGAATAAACTCCTCTTGAACGACGATACAGCTTATCGCAGCTATACTCAGGACGATATGCTTGATGCTGTTCTTGAGTTTTACAACGATGTGCAGTCACAATGCAGCGAGGATATGGAACTCGATAACATGTGTATCTACCTTAACAAAACACATCAGCCTTGGTACCTTAAAAATGTTCGTGCCAAGTATGGCAAGGATATTGACTTCTCAGGTCCGGATTCATATAAATATAAATTGCCTGACACAGAAATGCGTATCATCTGGCTTCCATACCTTGGACAGTTGCCATTGATGTTCATTCAAGAGCCTGGCAACCTTCAGTTCCTTGAATATGTTCCGGGCGAAATGCTGAACTTCAAACTGAAGGAAGATATGGAACTGGTTAAGGGCTGGTCTGTATGGAAAGAAGGATGTTCGGCTGCATTTGTAGGAAAGAACTTCGATTCTGCTGCAGCTTTGAAGGAAAACAACTTCGTATGGCAGCAGATTTTCATGAATAAGCCATGTATTTCATTGGCCGATGATGCTACCACTTGTGACGCAACCAAAGGTTTCTGGTTCGAAACAGTTCAGAATACTTCTGCATCCCAGAAAATTACGGATATCAGCAATGCTAAAACTGGTGTAGTCTATATCATCGAATGTGGTAATACTACTCAGCCACAAAGCATTGATAAGAGTGGTAAGTTTGCTGATATCACTGCAGCATGGAATCCTTCCGCTGTAGGTGATTACATTATGGTTGTAATGAATTCTGAAAAGAATTTCCTTGAGCTTGAACGTTGTGTAGGAGGAAAGCGAACCATTAATGCAGCTCTCCAGCCCAATGTTCCTGGAGTGAGATAGTTTTATGATTTTCAAAACAAGGGTGGGGAAACCCACCCAATAACAATATATTATGAAAGATTATTTTTTGCGTAAAGATAGAATTAAACTGTTCTTGTTTTTTTCGCTTCTTGTTGTAAGCGTGTACCTAATCAACATCTTTATTGACCCTGACTTGGTTTTATCAGGTCTGAGTATGGCTTCAATGATGGTTATCGGTGATATCGAGGATGTATCCGACCGTCAGACTCATGGTTCCAACATTGCCTATCAGGTTCATTTGATACCTATTGAACAGATTGATACGACCAAACCATTTCCGAAACCTAATGCATCAAGAGAAGTTGCCCAAATACCGATGAAAGATGGTGAATACATGAGATATTTTGAAGCTCATGATATCCCAACATTCACAGGTTCTGGAGAAAAAGGTGACATTACAACCTCAGGGACCAATACATTTTCAATCATAATGGGTGGTATTCGTGAAAAGCTTCTGAATTTTCAGGAAGAATATGCTGGGGGTAAATTTATTATCCTTTTCCATGAGATTGGAGAAACCGACTGGTATATCTTAGGCAGTGTAGACAGACCCATGATATTCTCCAGCTTTGAAAACAAGAATGACAAAGACGGCCGGTATGTAACATTCACATTTACTCGTACATCAATTGACCAGTATTACAAGTACACTGGAACAATCGTAAGAAGTGAACCAGTCACTCATTCTGCTGATGCCACAGCTTTAACCATCAAGTCTGGAGTTGATACCTATAAGATTCCGGCAGGTTCTTCTGGAACATACGCCATATCTACTGTAAATGGAATTACATCTTCCGATAAAGGACGATACATCACTCTCGAAGGAACAGCTACAGACGAAAAGGCAGCAACGATTGCCGATAGTACATCTTTCGTTCTTGAGGATGGTACCACATGGACGGCCAAGGCTGGTAGTAGAATTACTTTCAGAGTTTTCGATTCCCAAACATTGGTTGAGGTATCAGGATCACGTGTTCAAACAGCTTAAAAGTTTTCAATATGGCAAAATATTCATACAAGGAAAAAAAATACCATTTCAATGCATTACGGAACACTGATTCTGCAAGCATTGATTTGGAACTTTTGCTCAAACTATGTCCCGAACACCCAGATAAGCGACGTTTCACTTTATATGCGAAAAAGCTGGGCGATGAGATTCTTCTCTCCTTACTTGACTTTGCAACTAAAGAAGAAATACGTGAATTCAGACGCAAGAAATCAGAGCAGGTACCACAACCTGCACCGGGACCTGAACTTGAACAGAAGCCAGAACCACAGCCGGAAGTTCCATCTCCGGAACCTGTTCCTCAGCCAGAATCTCCTGCCGAAGGCAATACTGTAACAGACAATTCCGAACAGCTTATAGCTGAAGCAGAACAGAGAACTGCCGAAGCCGAGGAAAGGGCTGATGATGCCGAGCTACGTGCCGAGGAAGCTGAAGAAAAGGTTGAGGAAGCCGAACAGCGTGCTGAAGAAGCTGAGGAACGTGCAGAACAGGCTGAACAGGCTCTTGAAGAAGAGAAAAAAAAACGTCCGGCTCCGGCAAAATCCAAAAGGAAGAAGAGTTCCCCAAAATAAACTGGAATAATCTTACAGATGAGAATGTTCAGACCGCCACTATAATCTATAATGCCAGAATTATAGCCTGGCGAAAAATGAAAGAACTCGATAAGGTTCTGGATACGGCTCCAACTTCAGGTGCAGTTATGCAGATGGTGGAATTGCGTATTCAGAACCTTCTTGCTTTCACCGAGCTTCAATCGTATAACGATACAGGTAAGTTCCTTTATCGCCATCCTCTTATTAGCCATAAATCCGAACGTTCCGAACTTGAACATCTTCTCAAGAATGATCCTCAGGAGTTCCTTCGTCGTCATAAATGTGTACTTGATAATATTCGCAGATACGAAGCAAAACTTAAGAATCCGGAGCTGGCCGATAAGCAAAGTAAGTTTCGTACTTTACTTCAACGGCATAGAGATAAAGAACTGCTATTCAAAACAATATTACAATCTATTAAATCATGAACAAACAAATAGAAGTATATAATCTAGGTGGACTACCAACTGCACCCATCGACAGTTTTCTTGAGCTTCAGGAAGACTTTAAAATTTCAGATTCTGACAAGCTGGCCAAGCTTCAGATGCTGATCATTACCAGAGGTTTCAAGTATGCATTCAAGGCATGGAAGGATCCGGACGGTAAATTATGGATTATTGATGCTCACCAGAGAAGAAAGGCTTTGCTGGCTTTGCGTAAGGCAGGGTTTGATATCCCGGAGATACCATACGAACCAATCTTTGCAGCCGACAAAAAGGAAGCTGTAGAAGAGATTGCAGCATATAATAGTGAGTTTGCCAAAAAGAACCCAGATACACTTCTTTTCAAAAAGTATAATATCAGTACCGATACACTTGACAGGTTTAGTATCGGCTATGAGGTTAAGACGGTGGACTATTCTCCTTCACAACCATTGTTTGCCCAAGAACATGAGGCAACCGATATTCAAGAGGATGCTGTTGATTTCACGGTTCCTGACACAGAAGATGATGCTTTGTTTGTTAAGTCGGGTGATGTCTGGTTGCTTGGAAATAACAGGCTGATGTGTGGCGATTGCAGACTGAAAGCCGATATTTCAACGCTGATGAACGGAATGCAAGCAGATTTAATTGTTACCGACCCGCCATATAACGTAGCTTATACCGGTGGTACAGAAGACGAACTTACCATACAGAACGATTCCATGGAGAACGATATGTTTGCCACATTCCTACGCCAGGTATTCGGTATGATGTTTGCCTGTCTCAAGCCTGGTGGTTCATATTACGTTTTCCATGCTGATTCGGAAGGAGAGAACTTCCGTGCATCACTCCGTAAAGCCGGATTCAAGATTGCGCAGTGCTGTGTATGGGTAAAGAATTCCATGGTTATGGGACGTCAGGACTATCAGTGGCAGCATGAGCCTTGTCTGTATGGATGGAAACCTGGTGCCAGCCATAAATGGTATTCCGACCGCAAGCAGACTACAACATGGTTCTTTGATAAACCACAACGTAATTCTATTCATCCAACCATGAAACCAATTGCTTTAATGGCTTATCCCGTATGCAATTCGTCTGATCATGGCGATATCGTCCTCGATATCTTCTCCGGAAGCGGTTCCACCCTTATGGCATGCCAGCAGGTAGACCGTATATGTCATGCCATGGAGATTGATCCTAAGTATGTGGCAGGAACAATAAACCGTTTTAAGGCTATGTTCCCGGAACAGCCAGTCAGACTTTATCGTGACGGAACACTATTCTCTGTAGATGAGACTTTAAATATTATATACCATGGACAACGAATTACAACCAACGAGTGACATCGATAAGACATTGGCCATAGGTGATGAATACGTATCCCAAGTCCGGACATTCGGTGCCTTGGGGTACTCCATCAACCGAATATGTCAGTTGTTAAATCTCAGAGGCAAGAAAAAACTTGCACTCCAGCTTAGAATGAAAATACCTGGTGACATTTACTATGATGCTTACAATTCCGGTCAGGCTCTTGGCGAATATAATATCGATGCCGAGCTCGCTAAGCGTGCCGAGACTGGAGATATAGATTCCATCACCCTGCTGGAGCAGCGAAAAAACGAACGTAAGGAACTCGATATGCGTAAAGAATTATTTGGTGTATGACAATTATAGATAGACTTGATAAAATTCATCCGGACTTGATTGCTGCATTCTTGAGTACCGGACACTGTGATGGTATCCCGGAAGATGTAAAGCTTTTTTTGAAGCAAATCCAATGGGCTGCAGAGATATACGAATACGAGAGGAATATCAGTAGGGCAGCCCGTCAGCTTCGCATAAGGATACTTGCACAGCAGAAAATCAGTCTTGACGAACGTACATGCAGAGCAAGAATATATACTGCCATCAACTATTTCAACATCGACAACAATGTATCCATCAAGGTATGGGAGGACAACTTTGCCGACAAATATGAGGACTTGGCCAAACTTTCTGCTATGCGTGGCGACTATAAGACACAGAAAGAATGCTATAAGGAAGCACTCGAATGTAGGAGACGTGCATCACAAATAGCCGAAGCCACAACTAACATGGGCATCGTGTTCCTTTTTTCAAAAGAACTTACTGCAGAGGAACTTGGATATACCTCAGAGAACCTCAAAAAGATTGCAACCAAATATAATGAAGGATTTTATCACAAACTTATATCCGACCTTCCTCTCGAGAAAGATGATAAGAAACGTCTGCTTAGGGATGCAGATATTCAGGAAGCGGAGATTGTAGAAGAACTTACGGAGGAATAGTTATGGAAAATGAAGAACTTGATAAAGTAGCAGCCGAGATAGAGCGTTCATATATGAACAGAATGCAACTCCTAGCTAATATCGTAGACCCAAATACTCTTATCGTAGAAGGTGCCAGAGCTGTGGGTAAGACAACAGAAGTAACCACCAACCGTATGATAAGAGTGGGTGATTCAATGCCTGGTGAATGCAGTTTCGTCGTACATAAAACTTACGTTGCTTTGCTTACAAATGTTTGGCCAAACATTCAGGCCTCCTTTGCCAAGCAAGTAACAGTCAATGGTCATGTACGTCCAATGCTTCAGGAAGGCATTGATTATGTGGCCGGAGAAAGCAAGCTTCCTACACACTTCCGTTTACCCCGCAGACCCATCTCCTACCCCAAACATTCAATTGTATTTCGCAACGGCCATCATTTCCAACTGGTAAGTTCCGATCAACCGGAATCTGTAGCCGGACAGTCTGGTGTTCATGCCTTTGTTGAAGAAATGAAACACAATGACGGGGAAAAGCTCAAAACAAGACTTTTCCCTTCATTGCGCGGTTCATCAGCCGAAATAAGAAGGTCCCCCTATTACCAGGGATGGACTGGCGTTTCCGATACTGCCAGAGTGGACTTGAATGAGGATGACTGGTTCGAATCTTATGAGGACAATGTGAACCGCCAGCTTATCAACGAAATAATAACCGTAGCACTTCATGTAAATGAAGCACTCTTTACAAAACATGACAGTATATTCAAGCAAAAACACACAACCAATCCTGTCACTCTTGAAAAATTACGCCTTGATATAGAAAAGGCAGATAAAAGATTAGCCATCTGGCAGCCCCGATTGGCAGATATGCGCAGAAACGCAACATTATACATTAGGGCAAGTTCATTTGCAAATAAGGATATCCTTGGACCTAAGTTTTTCAAAACACAGCTCGATACACTCGATATAGACGAATTCCTTACAGCCATTTGTGCCGTGCGCAGAAAGGCTGTTGTTAATAAGTTTTTCGTTAACTTTAGCAAGTCAAAGCATTGCTTTTCAGATAGTTATATTTATGATAGTATTTTAAAGTTAGATTTGAAAGAACATTTTATCTTGACAGCCAGGTACTTAAAGCATTTCAATAAACGGGACACTCTGTATCTTGGCTATGATCCCGGACACTTCTCGAGCATTGTAGTCGGCCAAGAAAAAAACTATGGCCGTCAGTTCCGTATCATAAAAGAATTTTATTGCTGTTACCCAGACGAGCAGCCGGAACTAGCCCGGCAGATATGGGAGTTCTTCGGTTCCGACTCTTTGAGCAAGCACATAGTTCTTTATCCCGACCGTGCCGGAAACAAGACACGCGAGGAATTAGAGCAGGTAGGAACAGACAGCCGTGCCATGAAAAAAGAACTCGAAAGCTATGGATTCACAGTTGAGTTGATGAACGAAGGCCAAGGAACAATATATCACTGGCAACAGTTTAAACTGATGGCTATGATAATGTCCGGTAGAAGTAATATTTTACCAGAGTTATTAATTGATGAAAACGAATGTCCGAATCTTGTAAGTGCTATCCCTCTATCACCATTGAAAAAAACTAATGGGAAAATAGAACTTGACAAGACAAGTGAAAAGAAAGTCCCTTTAAAACGACAGGCCGGTTTAACTACTCAGATACCTTCAGCTTTGATTTATCTTTTATACGGCAAATATGGTGATTCTATTAAGTCTGAATTATCAAATTATCCCGATAATCTGTTGGATAATGTCGTAACAAGCTAATTTTTTGAAATATAATTATTGTTATTAATGCAATAATCCATATTGTTTGCCATCGTATGAATATGTATTTATCTGATAGTCAGCTTTTAGCCATACCGACAACAGACAGCAGAAAATTTTACATCGCTCGGACCAACACGCCCCGCTAAGAATCCGGTATGCCCGACACAAATCCCGAAAATCGGGAAATATGATTTGGTCCTTTCTGTACCCCGTTCTGCAGCCTAAATTTGAGTATGAAAACGATAGATGAATCCACTACTATATCCGGTCCGATTGCAATGCAATGGGCAAAAGAAATATCAAAGCTTCCGGATGGTCACTTTACGGTAGCCTTCTTTCCCTGTTCTAGGAATAGAGGCATAGCAAGCAATAAGCTGACGATTAAGGAAGGCTGCAAATGGCGTACTCAATTACCTCAAGAGAAGTTCAGTATAGATGGTGAAAACTTGTTTTTGTTTACGGATGGAGATGGAGAACCACGAATGTGTTATAAGATACTTATCCGTTATATGGCATTCCCTAACGATGGGTATAAACTACATAAAATAAACTGGTTATGAATGAACAGATGGACATGTATGGAAACTTTGGTGTGTATATCAATGAAGGCACATCATATTCCTTTCAGGTGGGATCACAGGCTTCTATGCCAGCACTTGATCCGGACTTCCAATTACCTTCCTCTCTGCTAAATTTGACAGAGCAGCCACATTGGATGAGCATTAACGGATATCATATACTCAGCAGAGGATGGAATGACCTTAAATGTCTGGAGGTGGCAAGTGATATCAAGAAGAACAGGTTGTTGCCAAGACTTATTACAAAACAGTGTGATATGCTGTATGGCAATGGTCCGGCTGTATATAAGATGGGAGTTGTAGACGGCAAAATCAAGCGTGTCTGGCAGGAAGTTCCGGAGATAAAGGCATGGCTTGACAGTTGGGAGGATAACGGTATAGTCCAGGGGCCTAAGGATTTTGCCAAAGCATGTATCAAGAACTTCTATTATTTCAGAGATTTCTTTTGCAAATTCCGATTTTCTGTAGGAAAAGGTATAATTCCTGGTGTATTGCCTATTGCAGGTATAGAAGCTATGGAAAACAACCATTGCCGGCTTGCCACGCTCAAGAAGGATGTGGCATATTCACTGGTTACAGATCGGGATTTCACAGCGGTTGCAGTAGGCCGTTTTGCATACGGTATTTCCAGCAGTTTCCATATCTATCCTAAATTTCGCTTGACCGATGTTGACAGATACAATTTTGCAGCCATCAGCCATCATAGGGAAAAGTCTGTGAATGAATTCTATGGACAGAACGAAACGCATGAAGGCACAAGAGAATATATCAAGGGCAGCAATACCATTGCAAGATATATTAACTCTTTTCTAAACAATTCGTTAGCAGCCAAAGTTCATATTATCATACCGGATGCTTGGGTTCAGAGTAAACGAATACAGATCCAACGACTTTGTGAAGACAATAAACGACGTAATCAGAAGAATCTTCCTTTACATCAATTTGCCGGTATAGACATCGGAACAGAATTCGAAGAAGCTTTAGTTCTTCAGTATATAAGTCTGAAATTACGTGAAGTAACCAACTTCCTTTCCGGTGCAGATAACCAAGGAAAAACCTATGCAACATACAGCTTTAAGTCTGCAAATGGCATCGAAGAATGGCAGTTTCAAACACTTGATTTGAAATATAAGGAATATATCGAGTCACTTATTGCATACGATAAGCGAGCTGATGAAGTCCTGTTATCTTCTGTAGGTCTGGATTCAAGCATATCATCCGTCAGCAAGGATGGTGTAATCAGTAAGTCTGGTTCTGATTCTTATTATAATTATCTCATATACCTTATGCAGCTTAATCCGGAAGATGAGATATGTTGTGAGCCATTCAACTGGGCAATTAAGGTCAATTTTCCGCACTTGTACGAGCAAGGATACCGAATCGGTTTCTACCGTGAGGTTCCGGCCAGACAGGAAGACTTATCTCCTTCAAATCGATTAAATAATCAGCAGCCATGATATTAGAAGAATTATTTACCGATGTGGCTACATTAAGAGAATATGTGCCATTCATGGACAGTAATATTGCGTTTTCCGAACTTGGAAGTAGTGCGAAATCGGCCAAGAAGCAGATTTGTGTTATAATTACTCCAGAAGTATATTCTGCAATTATTGAGAAAAGAAGTGGTAATATATTTGAGGAATTGCGTACTGCAGTAGCCAATCTTACTCTTGCCAAGCAGGTGGTGTTCGATGCCATAAATCGTAGAAAGCAGGAAATCGATATCTACAAGCACGAACAGGAATCAATGCGTAGAGCTTATATTGAAAATTATTACAATTCCATGGACAGCCTTGTTTTGGAACTTGAAAAGTCTGACATTGAATCCTGGAAAGAAACGCGCTATAAAAAGATACTTGAATCATTGCGCATAAAGACTGCACCGGAATTCGATGAATTATATCCGATAGACGGGTCATATCTTTTCTTTTTCCGGATTATTCCATTTCAACGTGAAGCACTTGAGGATTACATGAACGGTTATTACTCAAGAGTTTCAGAAGAAGATGAAAATAAGAACAGTATTTATCGAAAACTAGACCGATGTCTTGCCATGTATACTGTCGCCAAATCTTTACGCCAGTTCGATATTATAGAATTTCCATCAACAATTCGCAGCCTCTTTGATGACTCTACAGCTTCTAGAACTGGTTCAGAGGAGCAAAATAGAATCCTGACATTATCGGAACAGTTGAAGAATGAAGCTGATCAATTATTAAGAGATATAGATACCATATTGTCTAACTCAGAGGGTGGAAATGTAAGTACAGAAGAGTCTTATTTGCTGCCTTCGGATAAATTCTATTTTATGTCATGAGCTTAATGGATAATTACATACGCATTCAATACGGAAATCAGATGTATCAGATTCCAAATCGTTGGGAGCTGATAAGGAATGATTATGACTACTTGCAATTAGTCAGAGATATTATCTTGATGTCAGAAGGAAAGCTGTCTCCAGCAATGGTCCGGATAAACTATATATGCCGGTACTTCGGATGGAACTACAAGAAAATTAAGGATGAAGATTCCTTTGCTAACCTGGTCATGCTTGCAGAACAGGTGACATTTGTGTTCCGGATATCCTATCCGAACAATGATGAAGCATTACAGGGGTTAGACGATTATACATACAATTTATGCAAACGGATACCACCCGAAAGACTTTCTGGCATAACCTTGGCAAAAGTCTTAAAGCGACTTGATTATAGATTCACACTTGATTTGTGTTTTTGCCGTCAGTTTATGCCATATCTTACAGTTGATGGGAAGCATTATACAGGCTATACCATATCTACGAGTTTTGATACACTGAGCACATCACTTACTGCTTTACAGTTTATTGAAGCACGACAGCTTATCGGTCAGGGAGAAAAGATACTTCCATTAATGGCTGCCATTCTTTATCATCCTTACCCATACACCTCAGAGTCTGCTCATCAACTTGCAGATACGTTTAAATCGGTTCCTCGCGATAAACTCTATGCCATATCCTTGAATTTTCAGGCATTTATAAATTTCCTGTTTACTAAGACCGAATACAGTATTCTTACTGCCGGTAAAGAGACGAAGAGATCCGCTATATCTACAGGGGCATTGGAATCTTTGTATAATCTTTCTTCAGATGGATATGGCGATATTATTCATATAGAAAGGATGGGATTGCTCCAATACCTGGTAATACTCCGTAAGAAAGTTATCGAGAGCGTTCGTTCACTTAATGCAGCTAAAATGGAACTGGTGGATATAGAGAAAGAGACAGGGTTACCATTGTCAATAATTAAACAGATTTTATTATGATTATCATCGATTTATTGAAGTTCTTTTCACGCATACCTGACAGAAGTGGAGTAAACGACATCTTCTTAAATGGCCGTAGTAATTTACCCGGATATACAAAACTGCAGGAATACATTCGCCAGCTTCCAGAACCGGTAATTCCGGATATCAAATATTTGGTGTTTGGCCAAAGCCTGGAAGCTGTCAAGCGCAGGGTCGATAAAGTTTCTGGGGTTTATCTGTTTGTCGATTTTGGTGAGTTCTCTTCTGATCGTAATTCAAACAATTCTATAGAAGACACCCAGCGTCTTGCTGTTACTGTTGCAATGAAGGTTTCCAATTCAGCAGATATCATTGAGGAAGTCCTTGTGAGCGATAATACACTCAATTTGCTCAATCATGTCAGGGCCTATATGCTTGCCTATAAGGACAAATACTCATGGATCAATATGCTGTCACAAAAGCACAGTATAGTACCTTTCGAATCCAAGGAACTGAACTCCATTGGGTGGACACTGATGTTCGATGCATCTGCTTCAGATTGGTTCTGCCTGAAGGAGATTACTATGTCCTATGCAAAACAGAGCTTGTAGCTTAAATTTGAAATGCAACAGAATTTTAACTCTAAATACATTAGGATTATGAAGAAGAAGTTGATTGTTTTCGTTATTGCCGTGACCGTCATTGTCGGATTGTTGGCTTACTATCAGTATGTCCCGTTTTGGGCAAGTATCGTTTCTACAGGAGCATTTGCTGCTGGAATCATTCTAGGCTGGATAGCTAAGAAATGGAGTGATGACCATATCTTGAGTAATAATGATGGAAAGAATAGTTAATATCATTGCTCCACAGATGGCGGTTGCTGGAGCCTATTCTTTTATATGCGAAATCAAGCAGGTTGTATTCGAACTTCGCTGGATGCTTGCATTTATCGTAGCTATGATAATAGCCGATTTTGTGCTTGGAATTATAGACAGTGTGGTAAAAAGAGGAGAAGACTTCCGCTTTTCACGTGCCGGCAGACGTACCATGTGCAAATTCATTGAGTATAATTCATACCTGGTGATAGGATTCATGCTGGGCATTGCTATTCTTCAGCCAGTTGGTATTTGTAGCTATACCGTATCTGCTATGTGTGGTCTGGGGTTAGCGTTTGTTTTTGAATTTGACAGCATCATGGACCATATATGTATTATTCATGGTATCAAAAATCGCATATCTATCAAGCGAATCTTGGTTGGATATATTAAGAAAAAATATAACACAGCCGGAGAATTAATCGAAGAAGTGACAAAAGAAAATAAGGAGGAAATGAAATGACAACATTACCAAGAGGTTTAAGAAATTGCAATCCAGGTAATATACGCATTACCAAAGATAAATGGCAAGGATTGCGTGAAGTGCAGACTGATAAAAGTTTTTTCCAGTTTATTGAAATGCGCTGGGGATATCGTGCGTTAATGCGTACGTTGCAGAACTACCGTAAAAGGCACGGTTGTATGACTATTGCAGATTTCATTAACAGATGGGCGCCACCATCAGAAAACAATACCGGTAACTATATAAGCCGTGTGTGCAGGGAAATGCAAGTACCGAATTCTTATGTTCCGGATGTTGATGATAAGGATGCAATGTGTGCCTTCGCAGCTGCCATTTCGCAAGTTGAAAACGGCGTTCCGGCTGTAATGGAAGATGTAGTTGCAGGTTGGGAACTATTATAATAGGGTTATGAAGAATCTGCTTTTCATCATAGTGGCTGCACTTGCTTTCGAATTAGGCTGGTGCAGCCATTCTTCTTTGCCTTTATCGGACAAAACGGTGAAGTTTGATACCATACAGGGCAAACCTGTCGTTGTTACTGAAGTTAAAGTTGATACGTTATATCTATTAGCTCCAATCCCTTATCTGGCATGGGTGGATCATAAAGACACTATATACAGGGGAGATAGCTGTTGGCACCTGCGTGAGTACAAGGAGTACCAGGACAGTGCTTATTATGCCAAGGTTAGTGGTGTTGATCCCAGATTGGACGAGATAAGGGTCTATCCAAGAACAGTATATGAAAAGCAATACATATATCGGGATATCGTTAGTAAACCCAAACGGTGGGGAGTTGGAGTGTCTGCAGGATACGGCATAAGCAAACATGGGTTATCTCCGGTACTTGCCGTCACAGTAAATTATAATCTTTGGAATTTCTGATTTTGTATCAAGTTTTTACTTATCTGAACATATAAGACAAACAAAGCTAAAGCCTTGATAATAAAGAAAGTACTACTACTTTATGTGAGTTTATAGTGTTACCTTAGCTGTACAATAAAAAGGTAAACGATTATGAACGAACAGATTACAGCAATATTATCACAGGCGACAACAAAAACAAGAAAGATTGAACAACTTCTTCAGCTTGGACTTACAAGACGTCAAGTGGCCGACCTGGTAACAAACGGGAATTACGGTTTTGTGCAGAACGTATATAAGAAGATGCTTTTACGCACATCGCCCATTCCGGCAAGCATTCAGCTTGATTATACCTTCACACGCAAGTTCGGCATCGAGATTGAGGCATACAATTGTACCAGAGAAAAACTTGCAAGCGAACTTAGATCAGTCGGTATCGATGTAGCAATCGAAGGTTACAACCACACCACTCGCAACCATTGGAAACTAGTTACAGATTCAAGCCTTACCGGAAACAATACTTTCGAACTAGTAAGCCCGGTTCTTGAAGGTGAAGCCGGATTGAAAGAACTTGAAAAAGTTTGCTGGGTACTTGAATTTTGCGATGTAAAGGTAAACGACAGTTGCGGACTACACATTCACATGGATGCAGCCGATTTCGACCTTCAGACATGGAAGAACCTCGCCTTGAGTTACAAGCACCTTGAAAGGGTTATAGACTCCTTCATGCCGCAATCCAGAAGACAGAATTATTACTGTAAAGGCTTGAGTTCCATTTCAGCTTCAGACATACAGGCAGCACAAAGCATTTACGACCTACGAGCTGCATTTGGATACAACCGATATCGCAAGGTTAACCTTGAAGCCTACGCAAGACACAGAACGGTTGAGTTCCGCCAGCATTCCGGTACCACCAACTTTACAAAGATGGAAAACTGGATTCGCTTTTTGAACGGATTGATTACCTTTGCGAAAGCAGGAACTGCCGGAACCACAAGCCTTGAGAATATTCCTTTCCTCGATGAAAAGCAGAAATTATTTTATAAACTTAGAACAAAAAGATTAGCAAGATGATAAAAACTTATAACCTGCTGGATGGTGGTACAATTACCGCTACCAGTCCTGAAGATTTCGTTACTCAGCTCCGTGAGGGCAGCCGTTTTGATAGTGAATGCACCAATCAGGAATTCATGAAAAACTTTACTCGCAGATACCGGGAGCTGCATGGTGTTGAAATTGATACCGATTCTTTTGAATCGTTTGTTAAATCCCTTATTGCTGCTGGATATATTTTTTAATTTATGCCAGTTGCCATAATTAAGCCTTCACATTTTCTTAAAGCAAAGGCTTAATTTGCAATGTGTAGATTACAAAAAATATCATGAAGAAGGTTTATAATTTCTGTTTAATGAGTTTATTTAAACAATATGTTGTATAAAATATAGTCTAATATTTGAACTCAACCTAAAAAGTCAGACATTTGTAAACACTTTTATAGTTGTCAGATTTGTTAGTGGGAGTATGGTAGATAAATTTATTAGTTTTGAATATCTCTTGTATAGATTCATGAACTGGTATGAAGAGCTTAATCATATTAATGATGAAGCTCATCATCAATTTTTGCGTGAGTTTACTCGTTTAAAAGCTCTAAAATTACTATTCCTTGTTTCAGCAATCAGAGATAGCAATGGGAATAATTTGTTATCTCTATTTAATAATTTTTATGCCATGCAGCATGGACCTGTAGAGAGTGATATCTATAACGCGATGGTTCATGATACCTTCAAGTATTTTAAATTCCAGAACAGACAGACGTCTTTTAAACAACAGAAACTTTCTGAGCTAGAACATATAGAGAACAGAGAGTGTCTTGATAATGCTATATCTTCCTTAAGACAAGCTAACTCAGAAATCGTTTCTTGTCCGGCTATGGATTTAGTAGAAATCACTCATAAATGGATATCTTGGAAAAGTGCGTATATGGTTGCTCAAATGCTTGGTAAGGGTAGTCAGTTTATGCCTAAAGAATTAATAGAAAAAAGTAATGAATTTTTTAGCTAATGCGATACATTACAGAATGTTGGGATGATTATAATCATACGTTCCCTGAGGATTGGATTGAAAACTCAGGATTTAATGGAGGTCCTGAGGATGAAAGTTTACTCTTATCGAAATCTGAAGAATTATTTACTTTTTCGATTAA